CCTCCTCCCCCCCCTCCCCCTCCCCCACCTATGAAGCCCATGGGTGGTCCTCCTCCACCCCCTCCCCCTCCCCCACCTATGAAGCCCATGGGTGGTCCTCCACCACCTAAAAAGATGGCATTCCTGAATGAATTGAAAATGAAAATAAAAAATAAAAAGAATGTATCCGGTCCAATCACACCAACGAAAAAAACACCAAAAAATCAACAGGCGATGCTACTCAACGAACTAAAACAAAAACTAAAATCAAAAAAATTGTAAACCAAATCGTCTCGACATGAATGTTTCGACATCTTTAAAATTGGGATGACTCCAGAGATACCATCTAGACCAAAATCCAGCGCCACCCACACCACGAATGGACCAGTCTTCCTTTTTACTGCTTGTGACGTTCAACATGAGACGCTGAATTTTTTCAGAGTTTCTCTCGGTCACTGTATTTTTTGGGACCCGGCCACCGTGTCTGAGCACGTACGATCGCATACGAGAAGGATTCTTGTGTTTGGTGTAGTCTGAATATCCACTCGCACCAAAGTCAACAGTCCTGCCGTCTTCTAGAATTGCCCTAAACTTTTTTTCCTTAATGGGACTCTTCGTAACTTTCACCTTCATGGTTATTATAACGCGTCATAAAATTTTACTTGCACGCTTGGCAACCGTATTCCTCCTTCTTGGGAAGAAAGAAGAGGTGCTCGGGACCACGCTTCACCCTGTAGAGGTGATCATAAATGTGCAAAAGGACTATGGAGATACCCAGAGTGCTCACGACGAGTCCGTTCGTCTTGCGAGCCATCCAGGCGTACGCGATGATCATCACCACGAGCGCGATCTGCACGAGGGTGATGGATGGCATGGAGAATCGCTTCTCGACGGTCTTCACCTCTTCGGTGGGTTCTGGGGTGTACTTTTCCATGCGCTTGCCGTATCCGGGCATTTTTATTATCTACTGAGAAAATAATGTGGTTCATCACGGTACCGATACTCATGATCGTGTACGATTATTTCAAAGTACCCATAGATGGACTATACTTTAATAACCCATTGAGACCACTGGTGGGTATGAGAAACGCACTCGTGGATATCATACAATGGGGTGCCACACACGATGTAAAACAGTTTCCCGGACTTTGGTTATTGGAGGCGCATTTCGACAAGATTCGAGAAGAATTTTTAAAATCTTCTCCAAAAAAATATTATTTCCATGATGAAGATCAATGGTTCGAAATGAATGAAAGTTACTATTATCACAAGGTGGAAGATTTTCCTTTATTGAATAGTCTCGTCGATCAGATACCGTCCGTGCATAAAGAAACCGCTCGCTTCGCCGTGGTGGAGGGACCCATGGTCATCGCACCGCATAGGGCCGAAACGAATCTATTACTTAGGTACCATCTCACGGTTCAGGGGAACGGTGACTGTACCTTGTACACGACGAGGGTGAAGCGTTCATATTCGATCACGCGAGATATCATGAATTAATCAAAACTGGAGACTCGAAACGAGTGGTACTCATTTTAGATGTTCATAGATGTTTCTGACACACTGCGATGTACATATCACTCCCACCTATGAGTTCGAGTTCTGTGTTGTCCACGATCCGTTTCGTAAATGGCCCGGCTGTGCCGTCGTTACAGCGGATACACAAAGCGGATAATTTAGTCACTTCACTGGCTACGGGTACGCAATCGAGAAGTTCACCCCATTTTCTCTGGAACGCATCCCCATCCAGACCAGCGATGATGACAGATTTATCCACTTTTAAACAGTACTCTACGAACCTTTTCAATCCACTAAAAAATTGTGCCTCGTCTATGGCCACCACATCCGCATCTTGAAAATCGGATGTATACATCAGACTATGAAGTTCGAGCACCTTATGACAATTAAACTTCACGTTGTCATGGGTCTTGAGAACTTCATCGGGTGATCGAGTATCCTTTGCTGAATTCACGACTAAAATACTTTTACCCAGAATCTTGAGTCTCTTGAGTCTCCTGATGAGTTCAGAAGTTTTACCGGAGAACATGTTACCCATGATGATCGAGAGTCCCATGACGACGACTGCTTAAATTAAAATATCTTCTATTTTTTATATGGGAAATTTACACAAAGCATACTTTAATGGTCTCGTGGGGTACTACAATCCCGACACTGGTCGTGTTAAACTTGGAAATCGAACCTTCCCCAATATCATGGTGGCTATAAAATATATTGGTAAAAAGTAATATGCCACTCACGGACGCTCAAATCACTCGAAAGGTGAAGACTCTGCGTGAGAAGCACGGGAAAATATACGCACCTCTCAAATACTTCAGGGGTCTACCCACCCTCGGAGACGTGGAGACGCGTTACAAGAAGATGCTCAAGAAGAACTACTCACCCTTTAAGACGGACACCAAGGTGAAGACTCGCACATCATCGTATACCCAACGCTTCCGCAAAAAATACCCAGGGGTCCGTTCCCTTCCCAACATCTCCAGGGTTACTGGGATACCCCTCAGAACCCTCAAGACTGTGTACAATAGAGGGTTAGCCGCGTGGCGAACTGGGCATAGACCGGGAGCTACCCCCCAACAATGGGGGTACGCGCGGGTCCATAGCTTTATACTCAAGGGAAAAACATATCATACTGCCGATAAAGATTTAACCTAAGTAAAGAAAAAACAACTGATATGTACAAAACAAAATGAACGCTGCATCCATTTTCGAGTACGTCAAATATCTGGAGAACCGTGTCAAAGAACTCGAGTATGACGAAAGTCAAAGTGATGAAGAATCTGTGACGAGTTATTCAATCAATGAATACATCGCGTCAAATCTTGAAATTATCGCACAGTCCCACGAAAATCCTTATAAATGTAATGCGTACATGAAGGCTGCCGAATCTATTCGCGGGTGTCCATTTACGATTACGAATGGAAAGAATCTCATCTCTGGTCCAAATAAAATACCTGGAATTGGTAAAAGTATTGCAAAACAGATTGATTTACTCATCTCGAAATGGTAAAAAAATATATACATATATAAATGCCTCTCCCCAAGTGTTCACCCAAAGAGGTGTACGATAAAAAATCTAAAAAGTGTATCGTGATAGGAAGCGACGTGTACAAAGCCATCGTGAAGAACAACCCCAGCGTGTTCAAACACTACGCGTCTAAGATTGCCAAGGCGACCAAGGCACCCCCGAAGTGTAGTGTGACCCAGGTGTACAACAAGAATACGGGAAAGTGTGTCAATATAGGTAGCCAAGCGTACCGTGAGGCGCTCAAGAAGGATCCCACGATTTTTAATAATCAGATCAGTAAAATCAATGCCCTATTAGGACCCAAGAAGGTCAACAGTCCCAACGAGACCCTAGCGAACATCATGAAAAAGAAGACTCCTTCACCTTATCAACTCCCTCCTCATCTCGAAAAGATGTTAGTTGGTAAATGTACAAAGCCCGATGAAGTGTACAGTAAATTAACAAAGCGATGCGTCAAGATTGGTGGTCAGGCGTACAAGCAGGCGTTGAAGAAAAATAGCACCGTGTTTGATTCACAGAAGCAGAAGATTATGGCTTTCAAGCCCAAGACCCCCGCCAAGCCAAAGACCCCCGCCAAGCCAAAGACCCCCAAGACCCCCGAGGGACTGAAAAAGCTCCTGCTCAAGCGTCAACCGGTCCCCAAGGTTTCCGCGAAGACCCGAGCACTCTTCATGAAGAAGATCGTCAGACATTTAAAGACCAAAAAGCCGGTCATACCCAATACCTCAAACCTTACTAAAATACCGAATGACGTTTTTATTAAAAAAACCACTGAGATTAAATTGTATCACTATGACTATTTTAACAGTAATGAGATATTTAAAAAGCATAAAACTCGTAAAAGAGAAATTATGGAATTGAAAATTTCCCGTGACAACGTGTACGATTACTTTTACAAACATGTACTCAAGATGAACATGAACCCGGATATAATAGACAAGAAATGGTTCGTGGACATGCAAAAGTACATCGCGTCCATTACGGACAGGGAGAGGTACGCGCTTTATTCATACACGCAGTACGGTGATGTGTACGTGAACCTCTTGGAACGGGGTCTACCCATAGATTTCGGTAGAGTCAGAATGGACCCTCTCATATATGAGATGATATACACCACAACGAACACTGGTTTTTATCACGTACTCAGTGAAAAGGGTAAGAAATTAATGGCGACTAAGAAACCAGTAGATTTCGGAGCTATACTGAAAGACAAGTCAGGTAAACTTATGAATGAATTTAAAAACATGGTTGTCTATCAGTTGGGATCTTTATCTTTTAAAGAGGTGTATCTCTACAATACGATCAAGAGTCTCAGTACGACGTTACACAACGTTTTCGACTTTGCTCCGGTCACCACGAAACCCATGGTGGTCTACAGGGGTGTCAAGGATTCATTCTTCACGGCGGACGAATACAATAAACCGATGAAAAAGGATGAAGTGTTTGTCAACAAGGGGTTCGTATCTACCTCGTTACTTCACAGCGTACCCATGCGTGATTTCATGGGTGATGGTGGATGTTGCTTCAAGACGATCACCATCCTCCCTGGTACCAAGTGTATACCACTCGTAGGTCTGACACACTTTAGGAATGAGGTTGAATTCCTGTTGGATAAAAACACAAAGTATATCATCCGCGACAAATACACGACCGTGTCACCGTCGAAACTTTTGGATTTCCACGGGAACTACCATCAAACTAAAAAGATAAAAGTCAGTGACATCATCATAGGATAAAAATGTTGATAACTATTAAATGCTCTCCATCGATAAATCCGGTGATCTCAAAATTAATAAGCGTAAGTGTCGTCTGTACAAAAAAGATGAAGTGATAAAGGTTGCGAAAAAATTGGGAATCGACACGGTTAAAAAAACTACACCCGAAATTTGTGCGTCTATGAAATCCCTCGTGGTCAAGAAGCCCAATAGGAACAACATTCCTCTCGCAAAGCTTTACCCTCAGGACAAGAAGCCCAATAGGAACAACATTCCTCTCGCAAAGCTTTACCCTCAGGTCAAGAAGCCCAAGGCGACCATGGTCGACAAGAAGGTGGCTGTCAATTTCATGAAGGGTATGGTGACTACGAACAATAACATCGCTAAGCTTAAGAAGCTCAACGTTCCCTCCAAGAAGGCTGCACCTTTAAGTATTAATCAGGCTGAGAAGCGCATCATGGCTATGAAGACTCTTTCCATACCTGTTCGTAAAAGTCTCGTTTCGCGCATGAAGGTAAATAAATCCATGTCTCCCAGGCGTCATGTGAAGATAGCTCGCGCCAGGGCTCAGTTGGCTTGATCTTTTAACATTTCTTTGACTGTCTCGTAAAGTATTGAACTCAGTGCAAATTTATAAGCTAAAAATCCAATAAATGTAGCACCATAATCAAAATCGAATGCAAAAGGTGCGTTATTCCATGCTATCTCGAACATCGCCGCACTCAGAGGGGCTAAAAACTCCTTTGGGTATCTTGTTTCTTCCAGATTATCGACCCTCTCGGAAAGAAGTGATAAATATGTATAAGACGCCACGACTCCTAACACGGTGGATACACCCTGATCAGATCCTTGGGTAATGAATGACGATGTAGATAATAATGTACCACATCTCGCGGTAGATTTTTTTAAATCATATTTGAGTCGAGAGTAATCACACATTTTTGGTATTTGAGAAGCGTAAGTGATGACGACCATGTATGAATATTATCATCATATTCTTTAAAGTATAATGCCTTGTGAGAAGTGTAAAAAGAAATGTGGTATTCCCATCAACTGCTTATATTGTAATGGGAAGTTTTGTCCTCGTTGTACACATCTCGAAAGACATGGTTGTACAGGAATAGAAATGAAAAAGAGTAAAGATTTAGAAGATTTAAAAAATAAAACACAATTTGATAAACCTTTAAAGTGCTTAAAGATTTAATAATATATATTATCATACTGGGATGCCCGAGTGGTTAAGGGGTACGACTTAAGATCGTCTGCACTAAGTGCTCGTGGGTTCGAATCCCACTCTCAGTATGATTTGCTCCTATAGCTCAGTAGGTAGAGCGACAGGCTGTTAACCTGTAGGTCACTGGTTCGAACCCAGTTGGGAGCGTTTTCCGTAAACTTAAAGTTTATGATATCATTATTAGATAATGGATCGTGTGAAACAATTGGAAGAGATTCAAAAAAAGGCAAAAGAACTTTTCGAGAGAAAGAATGCCGATTATGGGGATGCTTTTGCCACATATGGTATCGTGGGGGTCCTCGTCCGCATTCAAGATAAGATTCAACGCTGTATCAGTCTCACTAAAAGAGGGATTCAACTCGTCGACGATGAATCACTCGATGACACTTTAATTGATTTACATAATTACGCCGCCATGGGAATGATGATTAAAGAAGAGAATCCTAAATGATGTATAATGTCTCAACTCTTGGTGAAAAAACTTAACGAACATGCGATTACACCCACTCGTGGTTCCCCTCTTGCGGCGGGTTATGATGTATACAGTAGTGTTGACACTACCATTGCATCTGGTTGCCGTGGGTTGGTTGACACTGGCGTTGCTTTCACAGTTCCTCTTGAGACGTATGGTCGAATCGCACCGCGTTCGGGACTTGCGGTGAAGAAAGGTATTCAAGTGGGTGCCGGTGTTATTGATCGGGATTATACGGGTGAGGTTAAGGTTGTCCTATTTAATCACGGTGACGATGATTTCGTGATTAAAAGGGGTGATCGAATTGCTCAACTTATTATCGAGAGGTGTGAGTTTCCTGAGATTAAAATTGTCAGTGAACTTTTGGTGACTGAGAGGGGTACCGATGGTTTTGGTTCTACTGGTGTTTAATCTTTTATTTTTAGTGGTACCGATACAAATTGATGGATCAATGACGGGTACTGGTACACCATAATAACCATCTTGAGCATACCCCTATGAATATCCATGGAATTGGTTTCTATTCGCAGCCCCTTCCTAATGAGATGTGCTCGCATGAGTCTAGGATTTCTATGATCGATGTCTCTCTGATTGGGTAGGGTGACTCTATATTTATGTGTGATGGATGGACTTGGCTTAAGTAGAACGCACGTATATAATAGTATGCTAGAATATACTTCGTCGGATGGTATCATCATAAAAATCGGTGAAAATGCCAAGGAAAACACACTATTAACCTTTTCGAGTGATCCCATACACTGGTGGATGCACGCATCTGAATATCCTGGGTGTCATGTCGTCGTGTGCGATGAAAGTGATGAGCTACCAAAAGATACTAAAAAGGATGCCATGATGCTCGCATTACATCACAGTAAGTCTCCCGGTAAAAGGGTAGACGTGACGAGAGTTGGATCGGTCATGTCCACGCGACAGATGGGTAAAGTGATACTAACGAATAGTAACACGTGTACCATAAAGAAAGAATCATCGCGTCTGGAAAAGGTATTAAAAACGAGACGCAAAATATCAGTATGAATCACCAGGATTGGAGCCCCGTCGTCATTCATGGAAAGACTGCCACACCCTCGACGAAGCAACCACATCGTGAGGTGACACGGGAACAAAAATTGGATCGCGAGGAGTTGGGTACTCATAAAAAAGTGTCTCATTCCATGGGTAGTATGATTCAACAAGGACGCATCGCCAAGGGATTCAAAACACAGAAAGATTTAGCCTTGGCGGTGGGTGTGAATGCGAGCATCATTAATTCATATGAATCTGGTAAGGCTATTCCAGATCCGAGTATTCTTCAAAAGTTGAGGCGTGTATTGGGTATTAAACTAAAGTAGAATAGTGACCAGCAATGTAATACACATCTGTGAATCCTAATTTTTTCAATTTTTCTCCGGCAAATCTAGCTCTCTGTCCTGTATTACAATAAACGAGTATTCCACTTTTAGGAAGTCTGGATGTCGTTTGTGCGTTAATTTTAGAAACAGGGATGTGAATGGCACCTGGGTAGTGTCCCAATCGATATTCCGCACCCGTGCGTACATCCACTATCACCTTTATGTTTCCATTTTTTATAAATTTTTTCGCATCTTTCGCTGATAAAAGATTATCACCTGTATATGTGTATATCAAAAGTGCCGCGAGACCTCCGACTATGATGAAGGGAATCATATAGTAATAAAGAATAAAATTATTAATAACATATACGAATAGGAAACCATAATGGCTGCGATGGAAAAGGTGTGCTACAAATCAAATTGTGATCCGAAAAAATTTCTAGAAGGTCGACTCACAATTTGGGATGAACTAAAGGACAAAGACAATACTTGAAAATTGGAATTAATTACCAAATGCGACACCAGCCATACCATTCTTGATACGAAGAATGTTATAGTTGACCGCATAGACGCGATGGAGCTGGTTGCCACCCGTGGGATTATTGAGGATGAGCTTGGCATTGTCGATACGAGAGAAGTTGAGGGAACCAGTGGGTTGCATCTTGCTCATCGTGAGGCAGAATGGCCATGAATACACTGGTAAATCATCGATGATGCCATCGGGTAAATCCGTACAGTGCATTTCGTGCACCACGTCGTGATGGTAGGTGGCTGACGTCTCCTCGAACAGTGCCGTACCATTGATGTAGAGAGAAGAGTTATCAAATGTGTACTCGGTGTCCCAATTATTACCCGTAGCTTGACCGGAGACGACATGAAGAGACTTGACGGGGTGATTAAAGTAACTCAGGTCAACATCCGTGTTGGTGTTGGATGCGAGTTGATACTGTGTTTGTGTGATGAGTAGTTCATGTTCATTATCTGTGAAAAATTTACGCTCGTCTGTGTCGAGATAAATATAAGTACCGTATACCTTGGGGGTGTCGGTGGGTGTGTATCCATCGCGGCACTTGACGCGAATTTCGACGTTGTGGTACTGAAGTGCGATGAGGGGGAGAGCCTTGGTCCAGTCCTCACCGAAGAAGAATGGAATCATGTAATAATTTCCAGAGTGATTCTCCTTTTTCGTGTTCGTGGTGACGGCAAAAGAAGCTTTAGCGGAAGAATCTCTCATGAGGGGGTTATAAACTCCTTGGATAAAGAGAGAATCGAGCTGGGACACCATCTGACCACCGATCCAAAGGCTGAATTCAGTGGGATTCGCTGAGGTGTTGGAATAGAGACCAGTCGCACTTCCCTGAACCCCTGAGATACCATCCGCCTCGATCCAGATGTAGCTCATGAGGTCACCCTTCGAACGAATGGGGATGGAAATTTCGTTATTGGCTCCAAAGGTACCGATGTAATCCATGCGTTCGGGTTTCATGGCGAAGTTTGTGTAGCGCTTGTAATTTTGTCTGAAGAAACTGACCTGGGGGGAACCAGTGATGTAAGCATCCTGGGCACCCACTGACACGAGTTCAATTAAAGCGGCGGACATTTTTATTAATAAATGATATTAAAAATTTGACTCTTTCTATACACATGGTGGTATTCCAAGCTCTCACTTGGGAGGCTCGTGACGTCGATGAGGATCATCTCATCAGTATCTTGGGAAAGACTGAGGATGGTAAATCCGTATGTGTGACGACTACTTTTGAACCATATTTTTTCATAAAATTACCCAGGGGTACCACGAATCAAGACGTTGCCGTACTCTACAATGAAATCAACAAACTCAAACCTGATATGGTGACTGGATACGCACTCACACAGAAGAAGGATGTATGGGGTTTTCAAAATAACGAAATGTTTGCCTACATGCGACTCGATTTTAGAACACTCGCCAATCGTAGAAAAATTAATTCACTCTTTGCGTATAACAATGAATTCAAAAAATATCATGTGTACGAATCCAACATAGATCCTGTCCTGAGGTTCATGCATAGAACTGGAATTCAATCCACCGGATGGCTCGACACGGGTGGTGCGTGTGTGAGATCCCACCTCGCCAAGGTGGACGTGGACCTCTGGTGCAACGACTGGAAGACACTCAAACCGGTGGAGCGTGATGACATCGCACCCTTTGTTGTGGCATCCATAGATATCGAGTGTAATAGTTCTAC